AGAATCAGCCATAAAAGCGGGTTACAGTAAGAAGACGGCAAAAGAAACAGGATACGAGAACCTCACCAAACCTTACATAAAAGCTTATATAGAGGAACGCACTAAACAAATGGATGAAGAACGCATAGCTAAACCACAGGAAGTTCTAGAGTATCTTACAAGGGTAATGAATGGACAAGAATTAGACCAATTTGGTTTAGATGCTGCATTATCAGACAGAACAAAGGCGGCTGAGTTATTAGCTAAAAGATATAGATTGTTTGATGCTAAAGATACAAGGACTCTATCAGAAATAGAGAAAGAAAAAGAGAAATTGCAGCTTGAGTATCAAAAGTTACAGAATGAAAAACTTAAGGCTGAAATAACCAAGATAACTGGCCCTACTGGCGATGATTCTACAGACGATGGATTTATAAAAGCATTAGAAGGAACAGCACAGGAGGATTGGAACAATGATAAAGAAGAGTAAAATATTTCAGTTTCAACCCTTTAGCAAAAAGCAAAGGCAAGTATTAAATTGGTGGACTAAAACAAGTCCTGTAAAAAGCTCAGATGGAATAATAGCAGATGGCGCAATAAGAAGTGGTAAAACTGTTTCTATGGCGCTTTCTTTTGTTATGTGGGCTACAGAATCATTCAGCGGTGAAAACTTTGCTATGTGTGGTAAGACAGTATTAAGCTTTAGGCGTAATGTGTGGTCAGTTCTTAAACTAATGCTTATTAGTAGAGGGTATAAATATAAAGATCATAAAACGGAAAATTACATAGAAATAACCAAGAATGATAGAACCAATTACTTTTATATATTTGGCGGTAAAGATGAAGCAAGCCAAGATTTAATCCAAGGTATTACATTAGCTGGAATATTCTTTGATGAAGTTGCTTTAATGCCAGAATCATTCGTTAACCAAGGCACAGGACGTTGTTCGGTAGATGGCAGTAAATATTGGTTTAACTGTAACCCTAATGGCCCGTTACATTGGTTTAAAGTAAATTGGATAGACAAGGCCAAGAAAAAGAACATATTGTATTTACATTTTACAATGGATGATAACTTGTCATTAACAGAAGAGATTAAAAAACGTTACAGGAATAACTTTATAGGAGTATTCTTCAAGCGTTACATATTAGGTTTATGGGTAATGGCAGAAGGTGCAATATTTGACATGTGGGATAAGGAAAATGAGATAACTGAGGATGAATTACCTTTATATATAGAAAACACAGCATCAAGATACATTGCTATTGACTATGGTACTACTAACCCTATGGTGTTCTTGGATATATACGATGATGGTAACACAGCGTGGGTTAAAAGGGAATACTATTACGACAGCAAAGTGGAACAACACCAAAAAACAGATAAACAGTATGCAGATGATTTAGTTAAGTTTGTTGATGAAGGGCCTTTCCCAAGATGTATAATTTTAGACCCATCAGCAGCGAGTTTTAAAGCTGAATTAAGAAGTAGAGGCTTAAGAGTTAAGGACGCTGACAATGAAGTATCTGACGGTATTAGAATGACATCAACAATGATAGGACAAAGAAAAATAAAAATGGTTAAAGATAAATGTCAAAGAAGTATAGGAGATATCACATCTTATATATGGGATGAAAAAGCAGCACAGAGAGGCGAAGAAAAGCCGGTGAAGGTTGCAGACCATGGCGCAGATGCATTGAGGTATTTTGTTAAGACAATAATCAAGTCTAGAAGATTATCAAGATAGGAAGGAGGTAGTAAGGTGAGAAAGACAAAAAGATATCAGAAGCAAAAACAATATGCAAAAGATAATAAGACAACGGAAAAGAAAAGAACAGTATCTATGGATTCATTTTCAAATCCTTTAGCTAGGTTAGGAAACGGAACACCAAACCTCCTTGAAGGAACTGAATACACAATAACAAGACTTACACAGAATTATACTTTACTTAATAGTCTTTACAGGTCACATTGGATAGGTAGAAAGATAATAGATTGTATTCCAGAAGATATGATGAAGAACTGGATTACATTACAAACTCAATTAGAACCAGATGAAATGAAGCGATTTGACAAGCTCCTACGGTCTACAAGAGTACAAAGAGATATATTACAAGGTTTAAAACTTGGAAGGCTCTACGGAGGCGCTGGGGCAGTTATGATAATAGAAGGCCATGAGGATATGTTGGACCAACCTTTAGATTATGACACAATAATGCCAGGAAGTTTCAAAGGGCTAATTGTTGGAGATAGATGGATAGGATTAACACCAATGTCTGAAATAATAACAGATGTAACAAGCCCAGACTTTGGATTGCCAGAATATTATTCGTGGGTTACAGATGATTTTACAGTAAGAGTTCATCATTCAAGAGTATTGAGGTTCACAGGAAGAGAACTTCCACCAATTGAAAGATATACAGAAATGCAATGGGGTTCAAGTGAATTTGAGGTTGTATTTGATGAACTTAAGAAAAGAGACAATACAAGCTGGAATATAGCACAATTAGTATTTCAAGCTAACTTAAGTATATTTAAACTAGATGGATTAGGTGAGTTGTTTGCGGTAGGTGATGAACACGCACAACAAGATTTATATAATTCAATGACCATACAAAACATGCTTAAATCTAATATGGGAGCTTTAATTCTTGGTAAGGATGATGATTATAGCAACTATCAATATACGTTTAGTGGTTTAAATGATATTTATGAATCCTTTATGTTAGATGTAGCAGGAGCGGCAGAAATGCCAGTAACCAAATTATTTGGACGTGCACCTGCTGGAATGAATGCGACTGGTGAAAGCGATATGCAAAACTACTATAATACAGTAGAACAAAAACAAGTAGCTTTATTAGAACCAGTTTTAGATAAGTTATTACCTATTATGTTTATTAGTGAATTCGGAGCTATACCAGATGATTTAGATTATACATTTAATCCAATGGAAACTCCAAGTGATGATGATTTATCGAACATAGTAGATAAGAAAGCCAATACAATAATAAACACTTACAATGCAGGATTAATAAGTCAGCAAGTAGCAATGAAAGAATTAAGACAAATGGCTGATGGAACAGGAATGTTTAGTAATATAACCGATGATGATATAGATAAGGCAGATAATGAAATAAGTGAAGATATAGGCGATATGCCACCTTTAAATAATGACTACATTCCATATGATAATGGTAATGATAGTCTTTTTTCTATGGACACAGACCCTAAGAGTTTAAACGCCGAAATATTAGCAGAGCAACAAGCAATTGACCAATACAAAGCAGATATAGAAAGAAGTGTCAAAGAAGGAGATTGGGAGGTAGTCGTAAAACTCAAAGAAATCCTAAGAGATGAAGAAGACCACAAAATGATATTAGAAGATTTAAAGAAAAAGCGTGGGTGGTAATAAATGATACCTAAAAAGAATACTGCAAAAGATTTATTGGAACCTAAAAGAAGAATAGAACTTACTTACCAAAGAAGTTTAAGAAGGTTAATGAGAAAGTTAGAAAGAGAATTAAAAGGTGCAACAAACCCTAACAGTATAGTAAGAATATTAAAGAAGTTCACTAAGTCTAAAGAGTTTCAGCAACACGCAGAAGCAGAAGCAAAAAGAATGGTAACAAGTGTATTTACTGATGCAGGTAAAACATGGAGAACCGCTGCTAATGTTAATGGAAAAGGTAGACAGATATATGAAGCCTTAAGGAATGAAATACAAACTACTCCTATAGGTATATCTATTAGAAACCAAATAGAACTAAATGCAGGATATATAACTCAAGTTCCAGAAAAAGTTTCAAGAGATTTAACTGAATATATTACAAAAAGAAGCTTAGAAGGAAGAAGAAGTGAGGACATTGCAGAAGAATTACACAGTATATATCCTAAAATGCTTAAAAATAAAGTTGATTTGATTGCAAGGACAGAAACAAGTAAGACAAGCACAGCATTAACTAAGGCTAGATGTGATAATTTAGGTATTAAGGCTTATATCTGGCGTACTAGTGAGGATATACGCGTTAGAGACAGCCATAAGAAAATGGACGATGTAATTGTATTTTGGAATGACCCACCTAGCCCAGAAGCTTTAGCAGGTGAAAAGAATGTAGGGCGTTACCATGCAGGGAATATATACAATTGCAGATGTTACCCAGAACCTATTGTAAGACTAGATTTTGTTTCATGGCCTCATAAAGTATATTACAACGGTCAAATAGTTAGAATGAGTAGAAAACAGTTTGAAGAAGTTATTAAAATGGTAGCTTAATATAGAAAGGGTGGTATTATGTTTAATATTTTCAAAAAGAAACAAAAGGATGCAATTGGTATATTTTTAAAAAATGTACAAGATGGAGAC